GATTGACGTTCTTCAGTATCAACAACTTTACGCTTACCATCTTTATCAACGGTTACAATTGCGTTTGTTGAAAATAATTTCTTTAACCTACCAAAGAAACTTCTATCATCTAATTCTTGTTCTGCCATAATTTATTTTACCATTTTCTACAAGACCAATATCTTGCTTTTGTTCTAGGACCTGGATTATCACAATTGTGTCTTGCTCTAAAGTTTGCTCTCTTTCCTGGGTTATTTTTTTTAATGTTCATCCCCTTTTGTCCAAAGTTTACCTTAATTATCTTTCCTGTTTTTGGGTTTTTAACATAAACTTTAAACTTCTTAACATCACCTTGTGTTGGTTTACCTAACTTAACATCTCTACCCTGATATTCGGCTTCATACACACAATTACAATTTGCTTCTTCCAATTGTGTTGAATACCCTTTTAAAAAGTTTATGAAATCATCCATATCTTCTTGCTCAACATCCAATTCATCATAATCATCAATTGGATTGTCTTGTGGAGTATCACCTAAAGAATATGCGTTATCTACATACTCATCTTCGTTTAAGATATTTTTAAGTCTAATCATTTTAATTTACTTTATTTTGACATATACCATAAATATCGTAAATTGTCAAAACACTACAATTTTTTATAACCATTGTGTTAGGTCTTCAATATCATCTCCAATTTTCATTTTCCAAGGGTTATCATCCATATTGTTTCCACCATATACTCCTTCGTATTGTTGATTGGAACTTATACCACCTAAAGTTCTTTTAGTAAGGTCTATTCCTTCCTGTCTTAAACGAAGCGCGGTATCTCTAACCCACAAACCAATGCACAATGCCATTGTCAAGTCATCATTGTAACTTTTCATAGCTTCAGCTCTACCATTCATAAATATAAAAGTAAATAACTCATCTATTAAACGATTAGAACGAATGATTACTGATTTCTCTCTAAAATATTCATCCAATTTAGAAATAATAAGTGGACGGGTTTTAGATGTTGTTGAAAATCCCGCTACCATTTGTTTTTCATCTGCTCGGTATTTGTTTTTCATCTGATGTTCAACATCTACATATTTTAAATCCTTACTCATATAGAATAAGTTTTTATAATCTCTATCTATACATTGTTGGATACACGCCCAACCAATGTTTGAGTTCTCTACAACAAGTAATGCATCATTATATTCGGTTGAAAGATTAACTAAGAAATTTCCAAAATCTTTTGTATCAACTTTACCTTTATATTCTGCCACTTGCGTTGCATTAGTTACATCTATTACATGACATGCAGAATAGTCACTACCATCACCTCTGGCAACGTCCGCCACAACCATATACGAACCATTTGCCGATGGATATTCCCATCTCCAAAGGTTTCCATCGAATCCCGTCTTTTCAATTGGGTCTTTACAATATGTTTCTTTATAAAACATAAGAAGTTCGGGATCAATAACAGTATCACCCGAAGATACGAAATCACAATCACATTCTTGTGCTGCTTTTTTTACTCCTAATAATTTCTCTTGCTCATCTCTCCATTTCTGGTCTCTTTCAGGATGAACTGTCCAATGTAATTTAATTGTACTAAATGGATTTGTACCATCTTCTGCTCCTATCCAAGTTTTATGAAACCAGTTACCCACACCATTCGGAGTAGATAAAGCAACACACGCACCACCCGTTGAAAGAGTAGATTGTGCAGCCACCCAAATCTCATCAATATCATCGATGAAAGCGGCCTCATCAAATATTAGAAGTGATAATGCTTCAGAACGTCCCGCATCAGGAGAAGATGCAATTGCTTTAATTTGAGAACCATTATTTAAACGAAGGGAAAGTTTGTTATCTTCTAAAGAACCACCTTTTAACCAACTAGGTAATAATTCATGCATTACCCTTACTTTGGTTACTAAGTTTTTTGCTACATCTTGTTTTGTTGCAATAACCAATACGTTAAAATCACTATTAAATAGCATTTTCCAAAGTGCAAAACCGGCACAAAGAGTAGAAATACCAGTTTGACGTGATTTTAATACTATATTAAAACGATTAGCAGCAAATTCAGTTAAAGTTTTTTCCTGAAATGGGAAAAGTTGAAAAGGTATCTTACCTCTCACCGGATGCTGAATCATACAATATTTTTTCATAAAGTGAATCGGGTCTACCGCGCACTTTTTGTATTCATCAGATATTATTTCCTTTAAGGATTTTTTTTGTGTTATACCTGTACTCATATTAATCGTTAAGAGGTCTTACTAAATCGTAATTTTTATCTTTTAATTTTTCGTAAGCCGCATTTCTTAATTTAGTAGCTTGTTCAATCTCACCTTCAAATTTAACAATCTCCAAAAGGATTTCTGCTTTAAGTTCTTCTACATCTCTTTCCATACTCCAAGTTTCAATCTTACCATCTTCTTGAACTACTTCATAAGTTTGTTTTGCATCTCTATATGCTTGTTTAAATTGAGCCAATACATCATTACCATATGCAATCATATTAGAATAAATCTTATAATCCTCATATTCATTCCACAAACCATCATATTTTATTTCTGCTTCTTTTATAGTAAGACAATGTAAACAATATCCGGTTTTAGATATTAATTTTTTATCAACTCTACCTATTTTAATTGTTTTACACTTATCGGATTTACATCTATTTAACTTATCCAAGTAAGCTCTTGTTTCAGCCATTATATCACCAAGTTCTGAAAATTCTATTTTACCACCTTCAGATTGTTCCCAAGACCTACCATTTTCATCAGTCCATTTTTCGCCAACTTTACGTTTTACAATTTCTTTATCTGCACCAGAAAATGAAATAAATGAGTCCTTTTCATATTCAGCACCATGCATTACCATATCAACCAACTTCCTACGAGTTGGATGCATAAATTTTTTATTAAATTCTCTTGCCATATTACTTTTGATATATTTGTATATATAAGTATATCAAATTAAATAAAACGATTATCTTCCGTACTTAAAAATACCTAAAATTTGGTTCAATGGTGCAAATGCTCCAGTTAATTTATAGGTATTACCCCCATAAACAAAAACGATACCTTCGTTTGGAACAATTTTATCAAAACCACCCAAAGTATTTAATCTTTGTAATTCAATTTTAAGTTTATCTATTTTTTGTGGGTTTCCAGATGCTTTTATTTGTTTAATAGCATTTCCTAATTCGTTTCTTAATTGTTTTGTTGCGTTTGATGGGTTTGCTGTTAATACTGACTCCATAAATTCTAATACATCCGCACCAACTCCTAAAAAGATTTCTTCAAATTTCATAATATTATTTTTCATAATCTTTTGTTGGTCTTGTTTATCGGTTTTATCCGCCCAAGCTTTTATTTTATCATCTTGTATTTGATTTATACGCATTGATTTATCACCAAACGCCCATCTTTTAACTAATCCTATTTTTGAACCAATATCTAATTTCTTTGCACCTTTTTCAACAAAATCGGTCCACCAAGCTTGATGATAATCAGCTACACCATCACTATCCGATAATTTAAACTCATTTTGAAGCCTGTTAATCATCGATATATATTTTCCTTGTAATTTGGAAAGATTTTCTGATTTTGGCAATGACTGCATTGGAGGTCCTTGTATTGTGTATGTATCTTGTACATGCTTATTAACTTGTTTAATCATTCCTGCTAATATAGATGCAGCGGATTGATTTTCTCCAATAATTTCTCCTTCTTTATTATATTCAAAAGTTCCGTGAAATACTAATAGTGGTTGTCCGTATGGAATTACATTTGCATTTTGTGGATATATCACTTCTAAATTCATAAAACACGCACCATCTTTAAATATCTTTTTACGTTGTGGTTCTGATAATCCTGATATAGCTTGAGAAAGGTCATTCATAGCAAATGTATATGCATCAGTTAATGAACCTCTACCGGCAAATTGTTTTGCAACTTGTCCAACGGTCATTGCACCTTCGCCTTTATTTTTTGTATGTGATTTATTTCTTGCAGCAACTAATCTTCCATTCACCCAACTAATTGCTAATGCCTGTCCATCAG